TTGGTACTCTCATGCTGTACGATGAACTTTACGAAGTTCAGGCATGGTTGACCACAACTACAGCTTCCGGCACCACGATTTATCTGGATGATGTATCTGACTTTGAAGTTGGTGGTAAAGCTCGTTTCGTAAATATGGTTGAATACAATACTTACGAAGATGAAGTGATTACTGCTGTTGATAAAGTCAATGGTACCATCACAGTTGGCCAGGCTCCTACTGCTACTTTTGTTGGCGGCAGGGATAAAGTCATTATGCGGAAAAAGTTCATTCAGGATAACGAATTTTTGATGTTTGCAGATTCCCAGAACGGTACCAAGATTGCCGAGTTTATGGAAGCTCCTTATGGCAATTCAAGACGTTGGGGATTCTATGCAGACACCAAAGATGAATGGGATCCTGAAGGAATTTGGCTGCGTGTTCAGGATAAAGGTTTGCCGGTTCTTTATTATCCTGATACCACATACAAGATCACCGCTTTTGATCTTGATGAATATTAATCAATAACCGGGAGGCTGTTCAATCATGAAAGTTGAATTACTTGTTAATTTAAAAGTAGCAAGCGGTAAGATAATTTCGGCGGGTACAATTTTCACTGACCCTATTCCGGAATTTATCATGAAAAGAGTCCGTCGGGGAATGGCCAAGATCATTGATCAACGGCCAGCCCCCGAAAGGGCTGAACCAGTAATTGAAACTCCGGTAATTGAAACTCCTGTAGTTGAGGAGCCTGTAGAAAAAGCCCCTGAAGAGGTAAAAGAAGAATCTTCAGAAAAACCAGCGGAACCGTCAGTAGCAGAACCAGCGGAACCAAAGGCAGTTCGTAAACCATCGAAGATCAAAATGAAGAAAAAAGTTCGTTAAAGAGGTAAATGGACATGGATTTAAATGATGCAGATGATTTAACAGATTATTTGAAAATTCAATTAAGTTCATTGTCCAGTTTGATTACTGCTGATGGTTATGAACTTGTTTGTGATCAGGCTATTTCAGAGTTGGGGTGGTCATATCCTTTGACCATCCCAACTAAAGTCTCTTGGGCCATTAAACGAGCCACAAGACATGCAATTTATTTATTGCTTTTAGCTTCAGCCTATAAATTCAAATATAAGCAAATTAATCTTCAGCATCGTTTTGATCATTTTAAAAGTCTCATTGATCAGATGGATAAAGAGTTTACAGAAGCGTTGACTACTGATACCGCTTTGTTTGCTGGAGTTGATTCTTATAAAATGTTTGGAACAAAAATTGATGCGGGATTTGCTTATGATTCCGTAGGAAATGATGTTACTTACAATGTGGATAGATTGGTTAATTTTGCACCACTTGAGGAATAAAAAATGTTGTCAGGTCTTGGTCCGGATATTGAAGAGGTCTATGCCGAACTTGGAACCGAGATTGTTATTGTTAATCGCACTCCCCAGGTTTCAGAGAGAATCCTCTATGAAATAAATGCTCAAGGAACAAAACCATTTATTCGTGAGCATCATCTTGATTGTACTTTTCCTTATAATACTTCTTTAGTTGTCGGTGACGTTGTTTACATGCCCAAAACAGGTCGTTACCATATGGTAATGAACTTGACTTCTGAATTATTTGAAGATGAACCTGTAGAAGTCAATGGTGTTATTTATTTATGTAATCTTCCATTGACCGCTAGAATTTTGAGACCTGCAGAAATTCGAGATGCCCAATCTTATGACATGATTTCTGGTTGGTCTGTTCTTGTTGATGCCCCCGTATATGGTCTTATTACAGATCGTATTTTTGGGTCTCAATTGGATGAATTAGTTATTGTTGGGCAAACTCAAATTTGGAGAATTGACTTATATCTTCCAAAAAGATATAATTTGGAGCCATTAGATAGAGTGGTTATTTCTGATACTGAATATTATAAAATAGAAGCAATTGAAGCTTATAATTTTCCAGGAGCAGTTGTAGCTACTTTGGTTGAAGATAACAGACCGATGCATGATGTTATTTTTGATGATGAGGTTTATGATGATTAGCATTAGTTTTGCCAAAAATGATATGGGCATTATTTTAACAGCTATCGGTAAACTTAAAACGGAACTGAATGCTAATTTTCCTTTATTGACAAGGGAAGCGGCAGAAGAACTGGTTAATAAATTAAGAGAAAATATTGTCACCCAAGTATTTGGTGATTTTGGAGAAGAACATAATAAAAAATGGGCCGCTCATAAAGCAGTTGTGAATAAACATCCTGGAGAATACTGGATATATACCGGTTTGTTAATGAAGCAGATTAATTTTAGACAAATCGGTAAAGGAAAATATTGGGTAGGCATTGACAGAGTTCCCGGAGATAATAATCCTGCTGAATACGGTCCTATTCTTGAAGAAAAGAGACCATTGTTTCATAATACAGTGGAGGATTATATGCCTACATGGAATGCTTATGTAGTTAGCAGATTTAAAAAAATGAAACAGGATTGGAAATGAATATTTTAGCCAAAGAGAAAAATGTAAAATCTTCTTTAAAAAAGTATTTTATTGATGCTTTAGGAGAAAATATTACTTTCGATATATCATTGAAAGAACCTAATATTCGGAAAGTAGGATCGAATGTGGTTAAACAATGGTATAACATTTCTTTTGGCCAATTTGGGAGAAATGCTTTAGCTGACTATACTTTTGAAATATTTTGCTTGTCACGACAGGATTCCGAAGGAATCCAGCTATCTTTGATGACAGATGTATTGTTCAATTTGCTTGTTGATTCATCAAAAACAGATGGGATGAGAAGAATCCCTCTTTACAATACAGAAGAAACCCCTTGGGAGTTATTAGGGGCAATGGTTGTTCAAGAAATTGGAGATAATGTGCCTTTTCAATTACCAAGAGATGAAATAAAGGTGAAAATATATTCGGTGAGGTTGAGATGGGGATTAGCATTGTAAAGAAACAAACATCATTTGTGGTATGTGAAAAGTGCGGTAAAAAACTCATCGAAAGAAAAGCAAATGGGATTTTTCATTTTGTGTTTGGGAAATCAGGAGAAAATAATTCAACTGCCCCGGTTGATTTATATATACAAGGCAATTTGAAAATTAAGTGTCTCAGGAGGTCTTGTGGTCATTGGCAGGTATTAAGATATTTACCAAATGTATTTCAATCAAGTGAAAATCTTGAAGCTTCAGACTGTGAAAAAAAGAAAAATTAAATTAAGGAGGTTATTTTTATGGCATTAACAAGAACAGGTCCCTTGACTAAAAATCCGCAAGCGGTTGCTCTTGGGTTAGCCCAGATCAGAGTAGGTGCGGCGGCAGCAAATATTTCATTTGCTACTCCGAAACTACTGGCTGCCGCTTCTATCGGTGCTTTAGCTAATACCAAATTTAATGGAAAGACTGATTATTGGAAACTTGAATCAGGATTCCCGCTTCTTGAAGATTATACATTGCCTATTCGTGAAGCATGTTCTCTTGAATGCGGGTTTAAAGAAGTTACGGTAGCTAATTTATCATTGGCTCGTGGTATTGATCCAGCAGATTTGGATGAATACGATGTTAGCATTGCTCTTGGTGGGTTAGTTGCCCCTGATTATGTGAGAATGGAGGCTGTTTATACATTCCCTGACAATCAGTCCCAGATGGTAATCATTTTCCCCAGAGCAAATGTTGTAAGTTCAATGGAAATTGATTTGAAAACAGAGGATGCAGCTGTTATTCCTATTACGTTTGAAGCAAAACGTGGTGATTCAGGAGTATCTGGTGGTGATGCAGCGTGGGATTCTATGCCATTAGGAACCATTGTATTTTTAACTGGAGATGATATGGTATAGTTTCAAACAATTTAATAAATTCACTCTCCCCGTGGTTGGATTCCACGGGGAGAATCTTCTTTAAGGAGAAATGTTATGACCGATCAATTAAATCCTGATATTAAGGAAATTACTTATGGAAAACGCACTTTTAAAAAAATCATCATTTATCCTCTTTCTATTGGTGATCAATTCAAAGTAACAGACCTTATTACCGAGTTTATCAAAAGACTTGTCGAAGTTCAGCAAAAAGGGGTAACGAATGAATTTGCTCTTGTTACCGCAGCCATTAAAATCCTTGAAGAAAATATAATTAAGATTCTTTCTTTGGTTGCGGATGCAACAGAGGAAGAATGTGAGGATATTGTCAACAATATGACAAATACTCAATTAATGGATGTGGTAGAAATTATTTGGACAGTTAATTATGAGCCTGCCATAAAAAAAGGCAGGAGCCTGTTCGAGAAGGGCAAGAGTATATTCAGTTCCCAGAACTCGTCTCCGGATTCCTCCGATTCTTCCCTCAGTACAGGCTCGAAGATGTTTACAGAAGAAGCTATAAAAACGGAGGAATAGCTCTTTCTCAATTAATGTTGCTTTATGAACATGCAATGGAAGAAAAGATCCGAGAGATGAAATTTTCGGCAATATTGCATGGAGCAGATCCAAAAGATTTAGAAGATAAAAAAATCACGGATGTGAAAAGAAAGGAAAATTTGATTTTTGGTGATCCAAAAGATTATGATCAAATGGATGAAAAAAGCAAGAAAGAGCTTTCTGATAAAATGAGAGCCAAATTTATGAAGTGGGCACAGGTGAAATAAAATGGCAGATGATTCCAGTAATTTAGGGTTAGGAATTCTTTTAAAGGTAGAAGATGCCGGTGCTTTAGCGGCATTAGCTCGTTTGGAAGCAAAATTAAACTCCCTTGTTACTTCAATGAATAAGGTGACTTCTTCCTTTAATAAATTTGCAGAAGATCAAACAAAATCTCAAACTAAAGTTACTGAATCTTTGGATAAATCAGCAAAGGCAATGGGAGATGTTGCCACTAATGTTAATAAACTATCATCAAGCACAAAAAAATCTACCGAAGGTTTAGCAGAAGCTACTAAAAAAGCAACCATAGCCAATCAGGCTTTGGGCATTTCTTATAAAGATGCGGCTAAACAAATGGTAGGTTTAGGTGTTGATCAAAAAGCTGCTCTTTATTCCAGCATGAAATCCAAGGAAATGTTTAGTGCCGTTACAAGTGAATTAAAGAAATTTAAAACGGCTTCTTATGAATCAAGATCGGCCATTGTTGATATGGCCAAATCTTCTGATAATAATGTTATTCGTTTTAAACAATTAACTGGTGCTTTGGAAAAAGTTGAAAAAAGTGTTTTGCAAACAAAAGACAGCATGCTTAAAATGGGGAAAACCCAAACAGAAGTAAATGCTTTTGCAAAAGGAGTGGATAGAGTTGCCGCATCAACTGCTTTTTTAAATGGAGAATTATACAAAACAGGAAATGTTTTATTAAGTTCTTCAAAATCTTTTGTTGGGCTATCCAAAGAAACAGAAATACTTGCTACAAAATATGCCAATTTACTTAATTCTAATACTTCTTATGCCAAACAAGCTTCGGAAGTTATCGAAAAATCAAAGACAAGTACGGAAGGATTTAGATTATTAGGAGCCCAATTAGCTAATATAGAAAAAGCTTGGAAAGAAAATGTTGCCCAAATGAAAGCTTGGAATACTGCTGTAACAAAAGCAGGAACAGGTTCTCAAACTACCGTTGCCTATATTGAAAATTTAAATAAACAGATTTCAAGCGGTACTCTTGGTTATAAAGAAGCCACTACTCAATTAAAAGAACATTTGGAAACCGTTTCAAAAACAGGTCCTGCAGTAGGAAAATTAGGGCAATTTGTTTCTGGTTTGCATGCTAAATTTACAGGAATGGCTTCCACCATTACAAGCACATCGGGATATTTTTATGATATGGGCAGAGCCCTTGTTAGTATGGCCACGTGGATTCCCGCTGCCATAATAGTCAGTTCTTTAACCACATCAATAACTGAAGCCATTGCTTCAGTGGCAGATTTTAATCAAGCATTGAAAAATTTACAGGCTATTTCAGGTGGTACTGATGCAGAAATAAAATTGTTAGGAGATGCTATTTTAAAAATTTCTGAAACCACAAAATATTCTGCAAGTGAAATATCAAAAGGCGCCGTTTATATTGCACAGGCAGGTTTTACTGCTGCTGAATCTTTGGCTGTTATTGAAGCAGCCTCTCTTGGTGCTCAAGGTACTTTAGAACCATTAACCACAGCCGCAGATTTGCTTACCACTGTTATTCGATCATTTCAATTGGAAGCTTCTGAAGCTTCTACTATAATGGATGCTTTGGCAGTTGCCGCAAATGGATCTAAAACTAATTTGGAAGGCATGAGAACTGTTTTTAATTATATTGGCCCTTCTGCAAAAGCTGCTGGAGCCAGTCTAAATGAAACATTGGGAGCTGTAATGGCTCTTTCAAATGCTGGTATCAAAATGTCTACGGTAGGCACCAGTTTAAGACAAATTTTTATTGGTTTAGAAAAACCAAGCAAAAGTTTAAGAACGGCTTTATCTGCTGCAGGATTGACAATTGATGATCTTGATATAAAAAGCAAAGGATTAGTAAAAGTCCTTGAAAATTTAAACACGGTTGTTAAAGGCGATCTTTCTAACGCAACTGCTTTCTTTAATGTTCGTGCAAATAACTCTGTATTGGTATTATCTTCTTTACATAAATATGTATCTTTGTTGATAGATTCTACCAAAAGATATGGCGTAGCTCAAACAATGGCTGCTACACAATTGGATACAATAACTGGTAAAATGTCCATATTATCCAATAGATTTAAATCCATGCTTATTACTTTTTCAGAAGGTGGTATTACTGAAATTTTTAAAAATTTTATATCTGCCATAACAAAAGTGGTGGATTTATTGAATTATTCTTTTAATAATGCTTTGGTAAAAACAATTGTGCAAATAACCGCTTTAGGAGCGGTAGTTGTTGCTTTATATACCGTATTTCAAAAATTGACCATTCTTATTACATTGACTTCTTTTTGGAAAGCTTTAACTGCCGCTATTGAGCTTAATACCGCGGCAACTGTTGCCAATACTTTGGCACAAACGGGATTACTTGGCATACTTGCTAAAGTGAGAGTGGCTTTATCGTCTTTATTGACAATTATAAGATCAACTAATCCTTGGGTATTGTTTGCCACTGTTGTCGCAATGGTAGGTGGTTATCTTTATAATACAAAGAAAGGAGCAGATAATTTAAAAGCTGCTTTACAACAAGATGCCATTGTTGCTAATAATGCAGCTACATCTGCTGAAAGTCTTGCTGAAAAATTACGAAATTTGCAAAAAGATCAAGATAAAGGCATAAACACCACCGAAAATTATTATACTGTAATGCAACAAGTTGGTGAATTATATCCTGATATTATTGATAATATGGAGAAACTTAAAGGAAATTATGAAGCCCAAGCTAAATTACTTGATAATCAGGTTATTGAATCTAAGGAAGTGGTTCTTGCCAAAGTAAATGAATTAAATGCTTTGAATAATGCTAAATTTGCTTATGCAGAAGGATATGAATCTCAATTAAAATATTCATTAGGTACTAAATTAATTTCTGCTGGAACGGTATTATTAAATAATCGTCTTGGTGAATTTGGAATTGCCTTACGTTCTGCGGGAAATTATTTAGTGGAATCTTCTGGTAAAATGGATGATATGGGCATGAGTTTTGAAGCAGGGCAAAAAGCAATGGGAAGAACAATTTCCGCTGCGGAAGAAATGGGTTCTGCTATAGGTTTGTTGGATAAAAAAGAACAGGAGTTGGTATTATCTCAATTACAAGGAACCGAAAAATATAAAGATTTGGTAAAAAGTAAAGTTGCTGTATCAAATGCTTTTAAAGAAGGAATGGTGGCTAATAATAAAGAAATGGCGGCAGCCGAAACTTATTTGTTAAGTACGTTAAGTGAAAATTGGAGAAAATATTATGAAGAACAATCTCCTACAAATAAAACATGGTTATTGGATGCATTTAAGAAAGCTAATGATGAAAAATTAAAAGCTGAGCAAAACTTTTTAAAATCAAAAGAAGATGCTGCAAAAGATTCAGAAGGTTTACGATTGGCTGGAGAAACAGCTTTTAATGAAGCCATGAAAGAAAAAATGGAACAAAGAATAAAAATGTTTGAGAAGGAGGAAAATGCTCTTAAAAAATCTACTCAAGATAAATTAAAAATTTTAAAGAAGGGTTTAGAATCTCAACTTTCATTTTTAGATATGGAAGAAGAAGCTTTAATAGCAATGGCTAGAAAGCGAGAAGAAACCACTGAATCTGCTGAAGAAGCCGAACTTCAGGTAAGAGAAGAAATGGCTCAAAAGAAAATAAATGTATTGGAAGAAAGTTCTGAAAAAGAAATAGACATAATTAATCAGGAGTATGAAGCCAGAAAAAATTTGATTGATAAAGAATCTTTGTATTTGGAAGAATCTGATGGAAAGAAACAGCAATATTTTGAAGCGGAAAAAGATAGATCAGAACAATTGATTGAAGTTTATGAAAAACAAAAGACTGTTTACGAAAGTTTGGCATCTAAAGAATTGGCGGCTATGTCCAAAGCAGAATCCGCCATTAAAAGTTATGCCTCCAAAATAAAAGCAATAGATAAAGAATTAGCCAGTAGTGCCATGGATATAGCCAGTATGAGAGCATCGGCCAATAAATTAACCATGGACAGTAATCAACAAATGGCAGCCGATGCAAAAATGCAATCAGATTTAATGTCAGAAGGTTATCGGCAAATGTATGCTGGTAATTATGACACTGCCAAGAGCTATTTTGATAAAGCTAAAGGTTTGATTGAATCATTATCGGTAACATCTTCGGATGTTTTTGATAAAGAAAAAACTGATGCCAAAGCTACTCAAAAATTAAGATTGGGATTGATTGATGATTATGAAACTGCATTACAAAAACTTGCTGATACTCAAAAATCGGCGGATGCTGCCGCCAAACAAAAAGAAGAAGATACATGGAATGCCAGAAAAAAGAATTATGATGATTTTGTCACCAAGGCAAAAGAAGTTGATGACTTATTGAAAAAACAAATGGTGGTTAATATAGACACTACCGCAGCTTTGGATAAACTAAAAGCAATTGATACGGAAATAAAAAAAGGAGCTGAATTTGTTATTAAATTTATGGCAGAAGCTTCTCCTAAAGATACATTAGATAATACAATTACTAAAGTTAAGGCAAAGATTGCCGAATTAAAATCTTCTCTAACTACAGAGAATTTTGGTCAATTTGTTGTTAAATTTATAGGCACAGAAGATGGTGTTACTTTTTCTCCATTGTTGACAGTAATTAATTCTCTTAAAAACAATCTTCATAATTGGAGTTTGAGTCTTACAGCTTCCGTATCAAATTTCTTGATTCAGATACTTGGTAATGATGGAAGTGGGCAAGCATTTATCAATACAATAATTGCTAATGTGCAAAGTAAATTTGCCGCTCTTACTTCTGAATTAAGTAAAGGGGCTACTTATACAATTACCATTAAAACTGTAAAAGTTGGTAGTAGTGAAAGTAGTGGGGGAAGTGGCAGTAGTGGGGGAAGTGATAGTGGAGGAGGAGCGGCTCCTGTTCAAGAAGCAGAAGGTGGACTTATACCTGGTACTGGTGACGGAGATACTGTTCCTGCTTTATTGACTCCAGGAGAATTTGTAATTAGAAAAGGTGTTGTACAAACATTAGGAGAAGGTTTTTTCAGAGCAGTAAATAGTTTGAAAAGTTTTACGGCACCTAAATTTAATCTTGCCGCAGTTCCTGCTTTTGCTTCAGGTGGTTTAGTAAGATCAGTTGATCAAGGAACATTCACTTTGAATTTAGCAGTGGGAAATTCTTCAATACCTTTGAAAGTAGTTGGTAATCCTACTACCATGAGAACGCAGATAAAGAGGTTGGAAAAAGAATTATCTAAAATGAGATTAAGTAAAAGTAGGTAAATATTATGGCCAGTAAATTTGTAATATTCTCCACAGAATTAGGACCGATGCTTGATCCTCAAAATAGCATAACTCCTTTAGATGATATGGTAGTCCTTGATAAAGATCCGATAGTGACAGGAGATTATGATCATTTTGCAGGATCAGTAATGAGAGGTTCGGTCATTCCTACTTTAGGAGGAGTTGTTATTCAAGATTTTGGTTCTCAAATACAGGATCAACGAATAACCTTCTCAGATGAGGCTGCCATTTCGCAAGCGACAG